TCACTGAGGGCGTCATCTCGGACGCAAGTGGCGTCGTCGTCCTGAACCTCATGCAGCAGGACACCGTCGCCATGCGTATGACGATGCGTCTCGCCTATGCCTGCATCAACCCGGTCACGATCATGCAGCCCGGTACCGGGATCACCGCGCGCTGGCCGTTCGGCGCGATCCTGCCCGTTGGCGCCACGCCGCCTACCGGGGCACCGATCTCCGTCATTCAGGCCCCGCCTTACCCGTATACCGGCAGCTTCAGCGTCCAGGGCGAAAATGCCGAACTCAACCTGGAGAACGCGGAAGAGACGCCGGCTATGGAGGCTCAGAACGAAGCTGCTGCTGAGGTCGAGGCCGAGGCCCGCGAGGCACTCACCGAGTCCGGGCAATTCAACCGGGTTCCGTCCCGGCCGCGTCGTTCTGGCGACCGTGAAGGCGGAGGGCAAGCTCGGGAAACCAAGAGCAAGGAGTAGCGGACGGTTATGCCGAACGCAACGGGTTCACTGCCTAGCCTGGCTACGCCCGATGACATTGTGGCCAGGCTGGGCAGGAACCTGAACCAGGTTGAAGCATTGCGGGTAGACGCTATGCTTCAGGATGGCAGCGCTATTATCCGGCGCAACGCGCGGAACAGTTTCACGTACGTAGCGCAAGACACCATTATTGTCTCGGCTGATGACGGCAAGTTTGTGCTTCCTGGGAAGCCGATCCATTCTGTGGATTCCGTTACTGCGCTATTCGGCTTGTCGACTATTCCCAATATCCGGGTTACCTGGTTCGTGTTCGACGGAATAGATACAGTGACGATTCCTGAGCCCATCCATTCAGGGATCATCAACCTTCCGTATGACATATTTGCTACCGGCTGGTACTGCTACTCGTACGAGACAGTTTACACTCATGGCGAGACAGAAGTGCCCGCCGAGATCAAGGGCATGCTCTGCTCTGCTATCATCTCTGAGCTATCTACCCCGACGATGTCAGCAACGTTGCAGAGCGAGTCAATCGGCGCGTACAGCTATAGCATGCGGCGTGCTTCTCGTACATCTTCCACTGGGGCTTCCGGGCCGCAGGCCGGTATGTACGCTGCATTGATCGACTTTGGCATGATGGATCTCCTGTCTGATTACCGACGTAAGCAGGGCACAATCGGGGTGAGGCGCTGATGACTTACCCGGTACTCCCGTACGGGGAGATGGTCACGGTACGGAACCGTTTCGCTAGCGGACAGGATGAGTTCGGCAATGACAAGTATTCCTATACGGAAACGGTCGTCGGTCCGTGCTCGGTGCAACAGGCTTCAAGCCGGGAATCTATTACAGCTACGGACCAGGTGGCTACCGGGATGATCATCTTTATGCCGTTCGGCACTAAAATCGGTTATCTTGACTCTGTAGTTATCGGCAATGATGAGTACGAGGTAACTGGCACCCCCGATACCTGGACTTCCCCATTTTCCGGTCATACATCTCCGATCCGGGTTTCATGCATTCTGGTGAAGGGGGCGTCGGTATGAGTTCATATGACCCAGACCATCATGGTATAGCTGAGTTCCTCAATTCGTCTGGGATGCTAAACCTAGTAGAGCAGGTAGCCGGGCAAATCCGGGACAGGGCTATCGCTACCGCACCCATAGGCGACCCGCGAGATGATGAGCACTCAGGCCGGTATAAGGCGAGCTTCCATATCCGGTCGCACCATCACGGTGGAGCGACGAACGACCGCGCCGAGGCCATTGTGTATAACGATGCGCCGGAAGCCTTGGAGGTTGAGTTCGGGCATCGAGGCCGGGAGCCATACCATACACTTTTGCGCGCGGCCGAGGGAGTCAGGTGGATGTTATGCCGACAGCTACTATTCTTACTCCACTGCCTGACGTTGAAGTTGCGCTTATGTTCGCTCTTGTGCCACTGGAGCCGGATATCCGTTTTGTTACAGTTATGCCAGCCGGGGACCTAGCCGCGATTACCGCGCGGATTAGGCGCGTGAGCGGTACGGTCGGGCGGCATATCTGGATTGATCATCCTATCGTAGACATCGATGTTTGGGGCCAGACGGATAAGGGCGTCTCCCAGATGGATGTCTCGACCGCCTCGCGGAATATTCAGGCCGATATGCAGTCATTGATGAGTGCCCGAGTAATGAATGGAGTTATTCAGCATATTACCGTCATTAGCGGACCCAAGAACATACCGGAGGTAAATTCCAAGCTCGTGCGCTATAATGCATCGTACCTAGTGCGAATTCATCCATAGGAGAATCAAGTGGCTGATAGCAAGACCAATACCGATCACGTCGTCCCGCAAGCAGATCTTACGGCAACACCGTTCGGGCTCGTTCCCCCGGCGACCGGCACCTACAAGGACAACACCCTGCTCTACGCGGCTGGCGATGTCGTGTGCTGGATCGGTCTCCCCAGTCTCGGCCCGCCGCTCGGGTTCGAGGACCCGACTACCCTCACGGCTGGTACATATAAGTGCCTGGGATGGACCGACGTATCCGGTTACATCTTCAAGCTCGACGAGACCATCAAGGACATCCCGGCGGCTGGCGTACTTACCCCGGTCCGTACGATCCTGACCGGCGGCACCAAGAGCGTCCAGGCGACATTCCTGGAGGGCATGAACCCGTACGTACTCGCGCTCTACGATGATGTTCCCGTTCTCCCCGCCGCGACAAGCCCGCTCAAGGCTAGCACTACGTCGACTGCCGCGCTACCGATCAACTCCGTGACTTACATCATCCCGGACCCGCCCGCCGACAACCGGTACGGCCTGATCTGTGACAGCATCGACGGCACCAAGCAGGAACGCATGTACTTCCCGAACGTCAAGGTGACAGCCCGAGGTAGCCGGCAGGCCCAGCAGGGCGATATCACGACAACCGATCTGACGTTCACCGCCTATCCCGGCGTCATCGGGTCCAACTCCGCCGCCGTAGCGCAGAGAACTGTGAACTACGGCAAGGCCATGACCACCTACTTCACGTAAGGCGGCTGAGTCATGACCGAATCATACAATGACGACAACGTACGCGATCTTCACGACGAGGATGAGGAAGTTGACCTCGACCTCGATGCCCAAGATGAACAACTGCGGAGGGAAGCCCTAGGCGAACCATCTACAGTGAGGCTCGACGGCAAGACTCTTCACATCATGCACGCCGGCGACTGGTCTAGCTCTGCTATGCAGGCTGCATCATCGGGTGACTGGGATGCGTGGGCTCGGGAAGTTATCGAGGATGACGAAGAGTTCCAGGTCTGGTCGGACGCCGACCTGAAGAACTACCAGATCGAAGCCGTGTTCAAAGAGTGCGGCCGCCAGGCCCGCCTGAGCATGGGAAAATCAAGGAGGCGCTCTGGGCAACGTCCCGGTACCCGGAGGAGATAGAGGCAGACCTACAGCACTACTATGGTATTAACTACGGAGACCTGTTTGTAAGGGGTAGCAGGTTGACGTGGCGTAGGTTGCTAGTACTGCTACACCATCTCCCCTCGGAGAGCGCCGTGAATACAGCTATACGAAACTCAACGTCAGAAAGAGAGCTGGCCAGGCAAGGAGCTTCGGCTGACCCTGCTAAGGGACAGTGGAGCGCCGTAGAGACATTGCTTGCAGCCCTTATCGATGAAGTTAGGTACGGTAACTGGGCTTTCATTCAGGCTTACTCAGAAAACACTGTTCCCCGGCCCGTGCCTATCCGCCGGCCAGGGCTCATGCGCACTGGGAAAGCCCTTACACTCGCCGAGGCCCAGAAGATTGATCCGCGCCTGCGCGGTCTCTCCCCCGAGGAAGCACAAGAGACGCTTGATAGGATGAGCCGTGGCCGGTGAAATATTTGTAGGCAGCGTATCGGTCGGCGTCGTACCCGACCTACGCGGCTTCAATGACAGGCTCCGCGCGGAGCTAGTGCCATCTGCTAATATCATCGGCCGCGAGATGGGCCACCAGATATCGAAGGGTATATCTGATAACCTTAGCGTCACCAAGGTATCGCTGGAGCGGGTACGCAAGAGGATCATCGATGGCCTGAAGGACATCAAGGCTGAGATAGGTATCGATGTCACGAAGGTGACGGTCGAAGAGGTCAGAAAGAAGATCAAGGAGCTACTTAAGGGCATTACCGTTAATGTCGAGGTTGATGTCACAAAGGCTAACCTAGAAGCCGTTCGCCTGAAAATTCACGAGGGTCTTTCCGGTATCAAGGTAAACGTAGATGTTGGCGTCAGTAACGCGGCTATTGCCCGGACCCGCGCTAAGATCAAGGAGGGCTTGCGCGGTATCAGCGCGGACGTTGGCACGAGGGGCGGCGCTGGCGAAGACATCCTCGGGGCTATCATTCCTGGCGGTAGTTCGGGGCGTAGCGGTAGACGCGGCGCGGATACTAGTTATCTCTCCGGTATCAGCGCGCTCATCAGGGCGCTTCCCGGTGGCACGTCCGGGTCTATCGGCGCGGTCCCCGCGTCGGTGGGCGTCCCGGCCGCTATCGCGGGCGCGTTCGCGCTCCCGTTCGCAGCGCAAGCGCTTTCCGGGCTCGGTATCGCTGGGCTCGGTGGCGGGCTCGCTGCGCTAGGTGTCGGCGGGTCGCTAGGCTTGCCGGGCCAGCTGGGTGCCCAGCAGGTGAATGCGCTTCATGCCAAATTGATAGCCGGTCAGGATAGGGTTGCCGCGTCTCAGGCAAGGCTTAACAAGCTACAGCAATCCGGCAAAGCCTCGGCAGCACAGCTGGCTGCTGCTGAGGGTACGCTCGCTACACAACAGGCTACAGTGGCAACAGCTCAGAATAAGTATGGACAAGCCAAGCAAAATCAGCTGACGGGTAGTCAGCTCCAAGTTAGGAATGCATTTGAAAACATATCTATTAATGCTAAACAAAGTCTGGCTCAAATTGGGGCATCGTTTGTCCCGGTCATGTTGAGTATAGCGAGTACGACTCAGAGCGTTCTGGACAAGATGACGCCGGTATTTGCTGCGGCTGTAAAGGTAATATCGGGACCATTCAAGATATTCAGCGATGTCCTCATAAAGTCCTTTACGTCGCCTCAGGTGATATCTTCAATTCAGGCTGTCGCCAAAGCATTCTCTGCCGTCATGACGGCTTTTACCCCGGATATCCCCGGAATTGTTAACTCATTTGCGGACGCGATCGAGAGAATTGCGAATGCTGTAGCTAAGAATCCAAAGGCATTTGCTGACTTCCTGAACTTCTTTTCCCAGGTTGTTATAGCCGTCCTCGACGGTATCGCCGCGTTGACTAATTTTGCCGACTACGTAGAGATGCACTTTATTCCGGCTGTTCATCACTTTGCCAACTTCTGGGTCGATGTCTGGCGGGCCGTCTCGTCGGTTCCCGGTAAGGCCCTCCGTTTCGTGCGGCGCGAGGTATCCGCGCTCTGGGCTGACATTACCGGGGTATTCAGCAGAGGCGGCGGCGCGGCTGGTAGGGCGGCGTCCGGTATCGGTAATGCTCTCATTGCCCCATTTATGTTTGTGTACCACTGGATGGAGAGCTGGTTCAAGCCTTGGTGGCGCGACAACGGCGAAGCTTTGAAGCGTATCTGGCACTTCATATGGGTGGACGTTACCAACGAGATCATTAGGCTGTTCATCAGACCGGTAACGTTTGTCGTAAAGGTATTCTGGACGGTAATCACGGTAATGTTCCGTGTAGGCGCTCCTGTCGTTGTTGCGCTATGGCGGGCTCTCTGGAGCGCTGCCGTCACTATCGTCCGGACAATTTCTGGCATCATCATAGGCGTCGTTAGGACGTTGTGGAATACGATTGTATTCCTCTTCCGGTTCGGCAAGACTGCGGTTAGCTCGCTGTGGGATACTTTGTGGGCTACTCTCAAACTCGCCGCGAAGCTCGCATGGGCTACTCTACGAGTTATCATCAAACTGGGATGGGATGTCATTGTAGGGCTCTTTACGGTTATGATTAATCTTCTGACGGGTCGATGGGGTGCGGCCTGGAGGGCTATCAAGAACCTTGGAGTACAACTATGGCACAACATCGCCGATTACTATAGGACTTCATGGAACGCTCTTACTCAGTTTTGGCGGGGCCGCCTAGACAACATGAAGAATACGACGGTGGCCATCTGGCATGAGATCAGGTCGTTCGCTATATCCATCTGGGATTCTATTTGGCATGGCATTATTCAGAGGGGAATCAAGGGCGCTCACGATCTGTTCTCTGTATTCACGAGACTGAAGCATGACATCTTTGGCTGGTTCTCTGATACCGCGCGATGGCTCGTTAACGCGGGATGGAACATTATCAAGGGCCTACTTAACGGCATCGCTAACGCTATGGGAGGTATCGGCAGCTGGATTAAGCGAACTGTAGTCGATCCCGTTGTCAACGCGGTGAAGCACTTCTTCGGCATCCACTCCCCGTCCTCGCTCATGTTCGGGCTCGGCGCGAATATTACCATGGGTCTTCTTCACGGCGTCCTCTCGTTGTCCGGCCATATCGGCGGGGCCATTAACAAGATGTTCGGCGGCTGGCCGCAAGCCCTGGGACATATCGTCAACAAGGGCATCATCGCCATATCGAGGCTACCGGCTAAGGCCCTTCACGCGCTTGGCACCGTCGCCGGTAAGGTCGGTGGCTTTGTCGCTAGAGCATTCACGGGCGGTCCCGCTGGCTCCGGGGTCGAGAAGTGGCTTGATACAGTCAAGATCGCTCTAATGCTGAATAACCTGTCAGATAATCTAGCCGCGCAGGTACTGTTCCAGATACGGACGGAATCGGGCGGTAACGTTAATGCTATCAACCTTACTGACATCAATGCCCAGCGCGGCGATCCCTCACGCGGACTAATGCAGGTAATTGGCTCGACATTCGCAGCGTATCACATTCCCGGTACAAGTAGCAACATCTATGACCCGCTCGCCAACATCGCCGCTGCTATCAACTACGCGAAACATGCGTATGGGCCTAGCCTT